ACACTGGCCACTTGTGCATCAACGTGTCGATGCTGATGTGAATCTGCTTCTTCATGCCTTGGTCTCCTGTGCTTGCTGGCGCTCCAATTCCATCTTGACGCAATGCAGAATCTGCGCGGCCAATGTGCGCGTGTTGCGCTCGGCCATCTTGCGCAGCTCGATCTCAATGTCGGCAGGCAGCCTGATCGTCATGTAGCGATCTTTGATTTTTGCGGTGGCTATCAAACAATCTCCCAGTCTTCAGAAAGCATGTCGGTTTGGCTAGCCAACCAGCCAGGCAACATTGCGCGACGACCTTGTGCATTTGTTGTCCACATGTCGATGTGCGGCAGAATTTCGCACTCAGTGATGCCAGCTTTTCCATATGGCGTCTCTGGCTTTGGATGAATCACAGGAGTGCCAGGTACAAGCACCAGCCACATGCCTTTTCCATTCCAGCCTTTGCGTGCGACTTTTTGGCCAGCCTTGAGTGATTCGATGGCTTGGCCAAATGTCATGCCTTCGCATGGACGGTATGCGCGGTCGAAAACATCAGCAGGCGACCAGCTCACGTAACCTTCATAATGGTCGGTGTTGCCTTTGCCGCCATCCACGTATTCAACAAGGTAGCCTTCATCTGCACCGTTCTCGTTGGCTGGCAAAGTCCAGCCTCGGAAGTCGTTGTAGGTTTGCCGTGTCATTGGCTTGGCATTGATCAGTTTTGTTCCAATGTAGCGTTTCATCATAAATTGTCCTTGTGTTGGTTGAAAAAGGCCTGAAGTTTGCCCTTGGCATCATCAGCACCTTTTCCCACTATACAACAGAATCTCACACTTTCAAGATATGCGATCCAGTCTTTCTGCTCGGCACTCAGGCTGCCACCCTTGGTGCGCTTCATCTCCACCCAAAGCCCCCAGGCAGGGATGAACAGATCAGGCACGCCAGAAGACACACCTGTTGCTTTTAGCTTGGCGGCAACAGCAGGGTGACGATGGCCTCCATTTGGGATTGAAAAAATTCGTACATCAGGGTAAGTGCGTTTAAACCATTGCACAAAGATCATCTGTTCATGATCTTCTGTCGGTATGGTGTCTTTCTGTGAATCCGTGTTCAATGGCGTATTGCTTACGTGCTTCAACGGCTTGCTCTTTGTTTTGAAATGAACCAAGATATTTTTCCTTTCCATTAATTTTTACTCTGGCACACCATTTGCCACGTTGCATGCGCACGCCTGGAACGCCACTGCTGTTATTTGATTGGATGCGTCTATTTCTATGATTTTCAGAATGAGTCACCAGTCTCAGATTCGTGATTGCATTGTTGGTTGCATTACCATCAATGTGGTCAACAAAAAAACCAACTGGAATATCACCATGCACAAATGTCCAAGCAATTTGATGCGCCATGATTGGGTGATTTTTCACAACAATTTTTACGCGCTTGTAATCCGCCAATCGCGTTGGCGTGTAAATTGTTCCAGCCTGTTTTCCTGCATAACGTGAATTCCACTTATTCATGCAGTGAGAGTTTTTGAAATGATGTTCTGGACGTTTTTTCCAGAAAAATAAACCAGTTTTTGAATCGTAATCAAGCGCTTCATGCAAGGTGATAATGTCCATGTGACCTCCTATTTTCCACCTTTGAATTATAGCGTAAACATCAAAAAGGCACCTCGCATTCCCACTTAGGACAGGCATTCACCTCGGCAGCAAACTCGGCTGGCGGTGTCATGAAGAACTCGGTGCACAGGCCATCTGTGCCGTACATCTCGCAGGTATGGCAGCACTTAGGTGGACCGGCTTTGATCCACTCACGGTAGTCAACCAAGAATTGTGGCTCTGGTGGTCGGCTCATTTCAGACCCCTTTGCATCAACTTCACCCAGCACCGAGCGCAATGCCACTTGGTGCGCACTTTGACACCACCAAGCGGATCAGCCTCACGACTGCACACATCACAAACTTTGAGTTTGTGCATTCGATTCATTTGTTCTTCAACTGTCATTCCCAGCTCCTTTTCATTACCCTAAAAAACTTTCCGTCCTTGCGATACTCGATCATCTCTGGTGGCGTGGCCATGTTCATGTTCTGCACCATGTCCTCCAGCGTCTTCACATTCAGACCACCAGGCACAATGCTGGCGCTGTTGGCAATACTCAGCAGTTGGCTCATTGCACGCTGGCCTGCATAGCCTTCATGCATGATCGGCAAATACTCGGTGATTGGCGTATCGCTCAGGCCACCGTAGTAAGTCACGGCCAGCATCTCGATGCCAGAGGCCTTGCTAATGTGCTTGCGCCATGTCCAGCTCGTCACATCCAGCTCTTGGCCATCCAGACCCATGATGTCGTCATTTCGCAACACCATCGATTTTTTTACTGGCTCAGGAAACTGCTCACCGCATGAAGGGCAAAGCATCACCGAAATGTGCACCAGCTCACCACAGTGATCGCATACCTTGACTGGTGCCTCTCCATTGCCATCGCCACCCTTCTTGGGCGGCTGTACATTGGTGATCGGACCATGCGATTCGACAACACCGGCAAAGTCGAGCACCAAGCAATGATCGGTGTGCGACTTCACGCGCATACCACGGCCAGCCATCTGCACATAAAGACTGGCGCTCATGGTAGGTCGCAGCATCACCACCAGATCGATGTCTGGATAGTCAAAGCCAGTGGTCAGCACATTGGCATTGGTCAGCGCACGCACACGGCCAGCCTTGAAGTCGGCCAACATGCGCTCGCGCTCTTTCTTTGGTGTTTCTCCAGTCACGCATTCAGCGGTCACACCCTGCTGGCGCAGGACTTCGGCAACGTGCTCGGCATGCTTCACACCAGCACAGAAAAACAGCCATGCCTTGCGCTCACCAGCCAAACCCATGACCTCATGCACCACGGCCTGATTCTTGTCGTCGGTGTCCACAGCAGCCTGCAACTCGGACTCAATAAACTCACCACCGCGCTTCTTCACGCCACTCACATCCAGCTTGGCCTTGGTGACCTTGGAGCGCAACGTGGCCAGATAACCCTTAAACACCAGCTCCTCGATGCTGACAGGCGTGAGCAGATCGTCAAACAGCGCAGGCTTGTCGGTGATCAGGCCATGCCCCAAGCGGTAAGGCGTGGCTGTCAGGCCAATCACGCGCAGGCTCGGATTGATGGCCTTCAACTCGCCAAGTAGCTTGCGATAGCCACCCTCGTCCTTGTGGTTGACCAAGTGGCACTCGTCGATGATCACCAGATCGATGTGGCCAAGCTCACGCGCCTTGGTGCGCAGCGACTGGATGCCAGCAAACGTGATCGGCTCGCTCAAGTCTTTCTGGCCAATGCTAGCGCTGTAGATGCCCATCGGTGCACCAGGCCAATGCTGGCGCATCTTCTCGGCATTCTGTTCGATCAGCTCCTTGACATGGGTCAGCATGAGCACCCGAGTCTCTGGCCAGTTTTGCAGGGCATCCTTGCACAGCGCAGCCACAATGTGCGACTTACCTGAGCCAGTCGGTAGCACCAGGCATGGATTGCCAGCATTGCCAGCCTCGAACCATCGGTACAGCTCGTCGATGGTGCGCTGTTGATAGTCACGGAGCATTTAAGATGCTCCAAGCTGTTGCGGCACACAATGGGACTTGTCCGTTTCCAATGGCTTTACATCTGTCCATCCCAAAGGCCACCCCATTACCCATTCGAGCCACATTGGGTTCAGTTTGCCACCATTGTTTTGTTCCATATCCCGCACTGCCTGGTTGATCGTGTACTGTGCTTGATGGCCTGATTTTCTTTTTGGAGTCCAGTTTGGTTGTGTTCCGCGCTGGCCGCAACTCGCGTCCGGTGTTGGCCATTTTTGCAACAATCCAGATTCTGTCCCTCTGATGGTTTGCTCCAATGTCGTTTGCTCCCAGCACTCCCCATCTCGCATCAAACCCCATGCTGGCCAAGTCTCCAAGAACTGTTCCGAGTCCCCTAGAAGTGAGCATTGGTGAGTTTTCCACAAACGCAAATCTGGGCTGTACTTCGTGAATGATCCGCGCCATTTCTCGCCACATTCCTGATCTTTCACCGTCAATTCCTGCCCCCCCCCCCGAGATTGAGATGTCTTGGCATGGAAAGCCTCCAGATACAACGTCAACAATTCCTCTCCACGGATTTCCATCAAAGGTTTGAACGTCATCCCAGATTGGGAAAGGTGGGAAAAATCCGTCATTTTGTCGGGCGCACAGTACGCTTGCTGGATACGGTTCCCATTCGACAGCGCAGACTGTTCTCCATCCGAGAAGTTTCCCGCCAAGTATTCCTCCACCAGCGCCTGCGAATAAAGCCAACTCATTTAATTCTCCTTGTTTGTTCATCCCACAATCCTTCCACCAAAGTCCTTGCGCATCTCAGCAATGAATGAATCACCACTGGCGCAGGCCTCGGCATTGGCCAGCAATTCTTTGGAGCCAAATACGCCTTCCTGCTCAGGATCGCCATTGGCCAGATTCACGCCATTGATCTCATACACAGCAGTGAACTCGTTTGGACCATCCTTGCGCTGCCAAGGCACCAGATCAGGATGCAGGACATGCGACTCGCAACCAGTGCGCTGTGAATCCAAAGGAATCTCAGCATCCCACTTGGCGCAGTGCCAAGTCGAGTCAGGCATTGGTGTGGCCAAAGCGCAGGTGCGGCAGTTCACATGCTTGGTGGTCTTGGACTGGTGGCAGAACTCATGCGCATCGCAGAACTTGCACTGATACCAACTCGCATCTGAGCTGATCGGCTCAGGCATGCGATCACTCAAAGCAATGCGCTTGCCACGAACAATGGCCTTGTGTGCCACATCCTTGTCGAACTTCACGCGCTCGGTGTGGATGCGGTCGTCGTCCTTGCAGACCGTCAAGTACAGCGCACGATCGATGCCAGTGCCTGCCATGTAGACCTGCATCTGCACAAAGTGTTCAGGCTTGGACTTCTCCACGCCATTCTTCTCCAGATCGTCAAATGCTTTTTTTGATGCAGTCTTGAACTCGGCAATGTGCTTGGACTTGGGCGCTTCTGGCACACCCTTGTCGATGATGGCATCCAGAGAGCCAGACACATGGCAGCCAAAGTCCACACGGTGCTGGGCAGACACCTTGCGCACATCGATGCCAATGGCACGCAGATCGCTGATGATGTTGGCCTCCTCTTGGTGGCCACGCCTAAACAGGCGCAAAATTCGACCAGGGAAGCTCGGCTGCACAGCCCAGCGGAAAGACAGCCACAGCCAACGATCACACACATGGCCAAGCGTACTGGCTCCAAGGTGTGGGCGAGGCACCTC